AATAGTCCTTGACCTTCAACTTGCCCGTCATTTATTTGATTCTTAAATGAAAACTGAGTTGTTCTTGATGAGTCAATCACTTGTGTTGTTGTGAGACTTGAACGTGCCTCAATAGAATCGGGTAAAATGGCAGGATCCACGTTTGAGATAGTATTCACAAACTCCGTGTATGAGAAGTCATTGTTAAATTTTTCTCCACCAAATTTAGTTTCAACCGCTTCTCGAATAGCAAATGACATTTCTGCTTCGCTTCTTTGCGTTTGTCCTGAGATGAAATTAACATTATAAGCAAGATTCAGGTTCACATTCAATGGTGGAATATATTCTGGTATGATAGAAACTGGTGCTTTTTCTTGAAGTGTATCAATTATGTTTTGAGATATATCTAAACCTCCCGTAATAACAGAAACAAAGACTCTCCCGTAATATGGGGGATCCAGTTCTTCTCCACCGAAAATGGAGATAACCTCGTTCGGTGTTGAGTCTTGAGAGATTAAATCACTAATTATCGCATAGTAGTCATCCTTGATCACGGCACGATCTTGTGCCGCAAACCATTTTGGAGCGAAGAATTTGATTAATTCTGGGTTTGGTTCATCTGAACCAAAGAAACTAGGTGCGACAACTTCCGCTGAACCAGCAGCGTCAGAGTATGAGAATGTTCTGATTTCATTTGAAATCTCACCTGACGGAATAAAGTACGAAAGTCTAATTTTATCAGTCCCAACAATTATTCTACCAACGTTATCTGTTGCAAGGTTTGGGTTTGTCCCAGCGATTGCGTCATAAACAAACTCACCGTTTCCTCTTGCCGAAAATACAATTTTTATTGAGTTGTTTAGTCTTTCGACAAAGTATACTCGACTGTCGGAGTTAATCGTCGTATTTACAAAACTTGATTTGGTGTATTCGGTGAAAGTTGTTCCACCATCTTCACTCACCTCAACGACGATTGAATTTATGTCAACTCTATCATCTGGGAGAATATAAGTTTGCGTGGTTAAATCTACCTGAGAGGTGATATCTCTATTAAGAACCAAGTCTTTTGCTTCATGCAAAACAACATCACTTGCAGAATTGTTTTCATCTATTTCATACGAGTTTCTTGTATAAAAAGTATATGTGTCACCGTTATCATTAGTGCCGACAAACTTAGAATATCTCGGTAATCTTGCTGCGAGTCCCGTCATGTTCACCGACGCTTGTGATGATGTTCTACCTCCAACAGTGAATCCCAAATGTTTGGTGAGAGATATCAGTGATTCAAGTCTTTGTGCTGTATCTAAATACAACTCATTGACAATCATATTGGAATAGTAACCATAATAAAGAGTATTATATGCTAACGCATCAATGAGAACGTTTACCGCAGATGCGGTGTAATCTAAGTCTTTGATTGGATTATCTGCTTCATCTCTAGAAAGATAATCAACTATGCTTTGTTTAATTGCAGGATAATCCAATTCACCAAGTTGAATTTGAGATTCCTGTAAGGTTTGTGCTTGGATTGCTTGTGGAGTGGAGTCAGTTCTAGTTGGAGGTTTTCCTCTGGTCCCCCCAGTATCACTCGTGTTTGGTCCTATCGAATAATATGACATCAGATTGCCCTTTCGATTTCAATTGTTACGGATTGGACGGTTGCAGGATCGTTTCTTAAAAAATACCTTATCTCCATTAATAAATTGTTAGAATCCAGTTTAGACTCATCAAAAATAACCTGATCAAAAATTACTCTGGGTTCATAAACCTCCAAAGAATAACGTATGCTAGAATTTATTGATGCCACTGTTTCTGGAGTTAGTGTATCAAACAACAAATTCACGACCCCACCTCCAAAATCAGGAAGAAATGGTTTTTCGCCCGGAGTCGTAAGAATTAAATTTCTAACGGCTTGTGCGATTGCGTTCTTATCTCTTTTAAGTGCGATAGAATATGGTGACTCAGATCCAACTCTAGTGAACGCTAAGTCAATGTCAGAATATACGTTTGTTGGAAAAATAATTTCTGCCATATTCTCTCCCCCTTTATGTATTAGTCCTGAGTGTATGTAGGTTCAGTAATATCATTCGGATCGTGTGGAATACTTTCTCTAAACAACGTTACTCCCATGACATGACTGTTCGTTGTCATATTGTGATCTATGGATCCAATGAACCAATTTCCTGAAGTTCGTTTTGTGTAGTGTTTTATAATCGTTGGGTATCTGTTTTCAATATTAACGAGTTGTCCCGGTCTAAGAGTTAAATCACCCGGCAGAATCATGAGTGCCTTTTGCGTTGTTAATTGTAACATTTGTGCCTCTCTCCGAAGAGGAGTTTTATCTGGTGTATCCCAGAAGGTGGCATATGTTCTCGACGCTTCCAAATAGTCCTTAAACTTCGCACCTTGCTCTGGACAATTACAACTGTTTGTTGCATTTGGATTTGAGTAAATGCAACCTAAATATTCAGATCCTAATCGACTTTCTATTAGATCACACTCTATGGTTTCTTTTTCTAACTCGTCGATTTCCAATATGGTTGGTTCGGAGAAATCATCTTGAGTTAACGCACCAACCAAGTTATAGAACCTTTGTTTCGCTGTCGGATCTTCTTTTTTCATCTCTTCCGTATATTTTTCAAACTCCAAAACGTCAGGACGGAGATCCTGTCTTGGACAATTTATGTACGGATCGTAATCTGCTTGTCCCTCATCTCTCGGTGCAAAAACAGGACCGTTTGGATTGGCACACTCATATTTGTCGCAAGCATCGTCCAGTCTTTGTTTGGAATAAACAACAAATTGTCCAGAGAAGTTTCTTTCTAAATCGTGAATATAATCATCTATTTTAGCATCATCAACGACCGTTGACACTTCTGGTGGGGTAAAGATACCATACTCTGATTCACCTGATATATCGTATCTCCACATGTTATCAATAACCGTTTGCGAAAGATATGGATCGTTGTTCCAACGTTCTCCAATTTCTCCCTCATAGAATAGTTCAAATCTATTTGTTGTATCAATATCACCAAATCTTCCGTCATCATAGTTCCACATTTTGCCATGAATATTTGTTTGTGGAATATAACCTTTTCCATACCAAGCAAATCTTCGATAAGAGCCATCATCTAGTTTGTCGAGTTTTGAGTTCGCTTGGAATGAGCCGTTAACAACAAAGTTTTCGTATGAGTCTCCATCATCTGTCCATATTAAATTTTGGAAGTGAGACTCAAACATTGAATTAATATTTACACCAGTCATCGGTGCTTTGAATGAATGCCAAGATGATGGCAGAGTCTCACTTGGAATTGGGAATTTGCTGTATGAAACATGTGCCCACTGATTTTCTTGACTCACCGTTCGGTAGAAACTATTCAGAGGATCCATTCCGAGTTCATTTTGTAAGTCATTAATTAAAGTAGGATACAATACAGGTTTATTTGCACCCTCGAACAGATGCTCCTTATACTTGTCAGTTCGTGTAACGGCAATATCGAATCCAAACGGATCCATGCCAATAACGCTCATATTGTAGTTTGCTGCGTGTCTACCAAAAGGTCCGGCAGTCAACTGAACAAGGTATGGTAAGTAGTATTCGGATCCTGCGTCTCGAATAAATCCGAATGGGAAGTCCACCAATGTTTCCTCACCTACAGCAGTCTCAAACTCAACTCGGATGAAACTCTGAACCTCTGCAAAGAATCTTCTCGGAGACTTGTATGGCTCTCTTGGTGCGTACCAGTTTGATCTGTTAATGTAATTACTAAACAACTGACCACCATTACATGCTCCCGAATCAACATCACAGTAGTTGGTGTATTGTGGTCCAACATTGTATTCTAAGTAGCCGTTGTCTCTATACAAAGGTGAGTCAAATGAATCACCACCCACAAAGTCTTTGGTGTATCCGAGTTGACCACCACGACCACCATTCACACTTATACCAACAATTTCAATTTCTATATTACCATCAAGATTCCAATACTTAACCTCTTGGGTGTTTGCCGCAAAATCAGAAACAAGAGCACGGAATGATCCTCCGCCGGGAGGACCGGGGGGAGTGGTGCCTCCACCCCCACCGTCGCCATTTTCGTATTCACATGAACCATCATCAGTTGTTGCAGAGGGATCATAATTGGTTGCAGCGGGATCTGTGCAACCAGGCACTCCCTGTGGAATATCCGGATCCTCCCCACCAGATCCCGGTGGATCCCCTTGATTTGGAGTGGTATCATCTTGACCACCACCACCTTGACCACTAGACTGAGAGTAATCATTAACTCGTGTCGTGTAAGATGAAGGTGAAGTGGGTGTGATTTTCACAATGATTTCACCGGGGAATCCAAAGTCTCTGTAAAAATGTTGATCGTAATTATGGGAGAGTCCCCAGTTACTTAAACCTAAAAATTTTGCCGTGTTATCAGCGGAGAAAGTATTATTTGCCAGAGGATCAATATTACCCGGTCCAAACGGCATACCATAACGGACCGGTGCTTGCTGCACTCTGCCAGGAATTGAATATCCAGCGTAACTCGAAACATTCATGTAATTTTGAGACGGTGTTCTAGGCACATCTGGATTATTTGGTTGCACTCCTGAATAACTTGATATTGGTCTTTCACCATCACCGCTGTCCGCTTGAGGACCACCGAGACGATCAGGATCGACCTCACCGTATCCAAAGTCTGGACTTAAAACACCAGCGGATGATACGTCGCTTGCATTATTTTTTGCACCACGAAGATATAACTCAAACATGTCACCAGTTCTTGTATCGTCTGAGTCTGGTTGATCCGATACATTTCGGAATTCAGCGTAACTGTTTTTGTTTCCAAAGAACGGTGCTAAGAAAACAGTGAACGGAGCATAGAAGTCTCCAAATCTAGAACCTCTTGCTCTAGCATCAGCATCCGCATATTTTAACTGCTCGTTAATGACTCTATTGTTTTCGTCACCCAACGGTTTTTCTGAAAAGAAAGGTCTATCTGCCGGATACCACCAATCATAAGCATAAACTGGTTGATCAACGTTAATTTTATTTAATCCGTAAAATCCCTCTGTTCCAATTTTAAAAGCAGGGTCGCCCTGTTGTGATTCTGATAACTTATTTGATTTTACATTTCTGTTCCGTGTCACACTCTGCAAAAGAGGCTCTGGTGATTGGAGTAGAGCGCCATTTATACCACTCAAAGCAAAATATCTTGGAACATCAACCTCAAACGCATGAGACTCATTACTTGAGCCATTATCTGAAGTTTCTGATCGCTGGTATCCAGAGGGAAAAACAAGTTGATTACTCACAGAGTATGACTCTCCAACGTTAGGTAAACCAAGAAGAACTGATGGATCCATCAAACCGTTATTGTTACCAATGCTAGTATTTACTCTTTCACTGTAATATGGATGCTCATCTTCTTCTAGAAATGGAGAATACGTTGGAACGTAATCATTTAAAGTTATGACTGGAAGATCATCTTCATCTCTTTGTAAAGATTCTTTCGTTGCAAAAATTTCATAACGACTACCCCTGATTGGTTTTCGTTTGATACTTTTGACGTTCATCAAAGAGGAATTTACAGGAGCCTCTCCAGTAATGCCGGGAACACCTAAGTATGGCTTTTTAGATTGAACAAATACTTTCTTATTTACAAAATCAGTCCATGAGGAAAGTAAGGTGCTTCTATATCCATCGAGAAGTTCTAATTTTCTCGTATAAACCGCAATAACGCCTGGTCCCCATTGAAGGACGCAATCGTTGTTGGATGCAACATCTTTTGTTCCAAGAGAATTGATCGACTCAGATGCTTTTTCAACACCATACACGGGATTAATATCTAACCTTGCTTGTCCCGTTCCCTCACCTTCAAGTTCAATTGCTGGTGGAGATAATTCCACTAAAGATTGTGGAGGTGGCTTTCCTTCTGATTGGAAACAACCACCACAGGGGAATTGGTGAACTCCTCCGATATTATCTGAGTATAATCCATGATACGAAGCGTTAAATTTTGGTGGACTAGAAACACCACCTCCTCTATGTAATGCACCAGCCCAAGAATAATCACCGTCGAACAAACTTGTGTCCGTAAATTCTAAGTATTGATTAAACTCATATTGACCATATTCAAAACCATCATAAACATTTCTTTCTAAGTTTTCAACATCCAGTTGAACTTCAACCAAGTCCTCTAAAATTTGAGGATTAAGTTCAATTTCCTCTCCCAGTGAATCATAGCCAGCGGGGTCATAATCATCAATTGAAACAAATGGCTCCTCTGGAGGATTGTTAAAGTATGTAAACTTTCTATTTTGAATCTGAACGTGTGAGTTGTCATAATTTCTATTGCTTTCACAATAATCTATTTGACTGTTAACACTGTCAATCATTCGATTTAAAGAATACTGTGTGGCATCTATTTGGAACAAAATGGATCGTAATTCACCCTCTGGTTCATCGTCCGATTTTAATCCATACAATTCACCCATTGTGATATTGTAAAAGGAATCACTTTCATCGTCTGTGTTTGGATCAATGAAATCATAACTAGAAACAAATCCATTGATGTTAGAGAATTCGTTCTCTGGATCATAGTCAATAACGTCAGTAAATGAACCAGCGGAAACAATATTATATGTTGAGGTTTGTGCGGCGGTTAAGCCAGGTTCTTTAAAATTTTTCAAACAACAAACGGAGCATCTGTAAGTTGCCCATTTTTCTTTAAGATTTTTCTTAAATTCTAACTTTGCTTTATTTTCTTTTAAATCTCTTTTGATGCCGACAATCTCTTTGATAAGATTCGCACTGGACTCTGTGATATCAAACATGGGTTGCCACAGAATATTTTCATTGTAACCAGAAGTCGGATCTTCTTGATTTGTATTTTTTCCATAGTCTAACTGGAAATCATCTAAGAAGTATCTTTGTCTCACTCTTTGATCGTTATGTGAGGACTCAAAGAAATATCCATAAACAGAATCATACTTCTTTACGGAGTCTTTGGCTTCAAAGTCAAAATCCTCAGTAATTAAAGGAAACTGCTCAATCCCAAACACATCATCAAATTCCTCTTGGTATGAGTAGGTGACTTCTTCTATTTTATGTGCGTCACTAAAAGAAGTAAAGTCAAGATATGGATTATCATAATCGGGTGAAATTTTTTGATAAGAGGAGAGATACGCTCCATTGTGAATAAAGTCTAAAGGAGCAAACTCTTTTAAAGTGTTAAACGAAACAATAGAGTCGAGTAAGTTTTCTTGATGTGGATTATCAACGTAATATTTTCTAGGATTTTCTGTTTCTTTAATTATGCTATTGAGGGATCTAAAATGCCAACGATCAAAATCTTGCCAGAAAAGATAATTTACAGCACTTTCGTTTTCAGCAGAAACCGCTTTTTCTGCAACATAGTTTAGCATCTGCATCACTGAAAGTTGTTGAACTTTTTTCTTAAAGGGATACAGATGGTGATCCTTTTTAAACCAAACTGCATTTGCTGTTGGTTCGAGATCAAAATCACCTTGATCAAAATTTGTTCGATTTTCGTCTTCGGGATCAAAGAATTTTTCTGCTAACTTCTGAACAAGTCCTGTTCCAAGTTCATCTTCTTCTCCAGAAACTATTCTTCCAACAAAGTTATCTGAGTCTTCTTCAAACAAAGAGTTTTCAACATAGTTGTCATATAGAGTAGCGTATGAAGAAAATTCAACGGTCCAAGATTGTTCTTTAAAGTTTCCACTCATTAAAGATTGAACTTCATCAATAACTGGTGTTACGGAGTGAATGAAAAACTGTAAACTTTTAAACGAATCTTCAACGCCCGGTGTTTCGATATCAATTATAAATTTTTCACCACCAACGAGAGGTAACATTTCACCTATTTGTGCTGGCTCTTTGAAAGTCATAAAACCATGAACACCCGGAGTAAAAACATCCTCGATAATCTTCATACCTGAAAAAATTTCGACGGTTGATTCGTCGTTTAATAAATCAATCTCTACACCGTTTGGTTTGACTATCTTTGCAGTTTTTAAATCAAAATCTGCTACTTTAGATGATTCACTCGCCATAACTAAAAATTACCTTTCTCGATATGATCCGTCATATTTTAAAACGCTTAAGCCTGAAATGTTGGCATAACCTCGAATAAGTTTTTGCACTTCTATAATTACATCCGAAACATATTTTTTCTTTATAACTTTTATACTATTTTCTATTTTATTACTCGGTAGTTCGTCTTCAAATTTAACAATTTCAATGTTATCATTTCTGATCGCATCATCATCTCCGTCCAGATACGCTCGTGTAAGAGTTTTCTGGGATGATTTTCGATTGTTTGATGAGTATTTTAACTCTTTGTCTCTGGTGAAGGTAAAAGCGCCAGAGGTGCTGTAATTTGCTAACGGACTGACGATAACGTTATCAAATTTAAAATAAACAACGGAGTCTACCAATTTGTCAATTCTTTTGGGTTGGAGATAATCTACACTTTCAAATCCAGCAGACAATCTAGTATAACTGTTTGGACCGTTTCTTCTAAAAACATAGAACGAATCGAGTCCACTTGTTCCTGTGGTTAAAGAGGAAAATGTGTTATGAATAACATTTGCTTTGTTCAGTGGCTCATAATAGTCACTAACAATGCCATATGCTGTCCCGACATCACCATCAGCAGAAGCATCTCTTGTTGCTATGATGTCACCACGCTTTATATCCATCTCTTCAGAAAAATAGAATGAATACCCGCCACCGTAAGATGATCTTAGTGTTGATGCTTCTTGTCCAGTAAATCTTGGCCACTCTGTGTTAAAATCAATAATATCGTTGGACATTAATACCAACCAGAAAAGAAACGGATCACCATAGACCTCTTGTGCAATAACTTCTGGTGTGGATCCGTCCTCTAACTTAACAAAATCAAAAATAGCAGGATCTCTCAAAGTCTGTTGCGTAAATTTAACAGACCTAAAGATGTCCATCATGGTGACAGTTCTGAGGTTAGGAAAACGGTACTCTATTTTTGGATGACTTTCAAAATACATTTATTGCGCCCGCTTATTAAAATGAGTCTCGTGTGATGACTTGAGAGTTTGAACCAATCTGGTTGCTGCGTGGGAATCTGAGGTTTGGTTCCAACTCAGTGAATGAGAGGGAGAGAGTTATGGCAATAGGATCACCTGATGGTGATGAATATGCCCCACCTGCCCCAGTTCGATTTACTCGAACGTCCGTCAAAACGGAGGTCTGAGCAAATCCTGTCCAAATTCCAGCATCCAAGTTTCTATATTGTCTACCATTGTTACCAAAAACGTACCACTGCCAAATAGGAGGATGGAACATTTTTTCATTCGTTATGGCACTTGGTTCTGGGAGAGAGTGTGCCTCAAATGCGGTTGCTAATTGAGAAATGAGCGATGCCTCCTCATCACTTCTAGCAAGCATACTGAAATTGAATTGAAAAGTTCTGTGCCCTGAACCAGAAAAAAGAAGTTCTCCTCTATCCATATCAACCATTCCAATATAGCCACCAACGGTAAGATCAGCGAGAAGAGAGGGGGATAATCCCTTTACAACAGGAAGTTGAGAAACCAAACCACCCACACTTCTCAGGAATCCCCCCTGTTGTCCCCCCAATGTGAGGGCACCTTCAATTAAGGGATTTGTTGTAGATTCACCCTCATCATAATTTATAGTCGAAGCGGAGGACATATTTGGTGGCACCGGAAGAGTTGCTTGAAAAAGAGGACCTCTGCCTCTTATCGCATTACCACCACCAGCGGCTCTACTTGCTCTTCGATTGGTATAATTTCTTGCGGTGAAATTGATCCACAATTGAACTTCTGAGGGTTTTACTTTTGGATATGTGAATTCGTTTGCCACTGGCTTCTCCTAAATATAGGGTATGGCTTACAAAACAATGTATAAACCGATAAATGAGTCTAAATATGTAGGTGACTCTGCAAACATAATTTGCCGTTCTCTTTGGGAGCGACGGGTTTGTAAATACTTAGATACAAACGAAAACGTGCTGCGGTGGGGAAGTGAAGAAATAACCATTCCTTACATCTCTCCGTTGGACAACAAAAGACATCGCTATTTCCCCGATTTTATCGTCGAATTAATAACGCAGGACGGCAAGAAAAAAACAAAAGTTCTAGAGGTAAAGCCGTATAAACAAACCATTCGTCCAGAAAAGGGAAACAAAAGAAAAAAAACATATATGCAAGAATGCACTACATATGTTGTAAACGATGCAAAATGGAAAGCGGCAAAAGAGTTTTGTAGAGTTAAAGGTTGGGAATTTGTCATTCTTACCGAGAAGGAGTTGTTCTAATGGCTTTTCTTAAATCCTCGATAGACGAGTATAGATCAAAAGTTTTTGGTCAACTTGGTGGACTTCAAAGAACAAACCGCTTTGAGGTTTTTATTAACCACGATGCTATTGGAAGATTAGAAATGCCTGCTGTTAATGTTTCCTTGCCCGGTAGATCCTTAGAGGGTGTTTTAGATGACTTGACCGCACAGGGAGCGAACCCAAGAGCAGTCCCCATTCGACGAGGTTACGGTGGTGAGCCCAGCGTTCTCATGCAATTTTACATGGATCAAAACTGGTCTGTCCGAGAATACTTTGAGAGTTGGTTTGATTTACATTCACTCATAACAGACGATGGTGGCTCAGAAATGTTCAGAGCGGGTAGTTATGTTGATTTAATTGAAGCAGACGTTGAAATATATTTTATGGACTTAAAAGAGGATGGTCGTCATAGATGGAAAATGTCTTTGAGAGAGGCTTACCCGACATCTATTATTCAAGGACAGGCATCATCTGGCAGTTTTAATGAAATTATGACTATGGATATTAGTCTTGGATTTAAGGAATATAAGACATCAGCAGTCCCCCAACCAGCAGGTTGATTATAACATGGAGAAATTATGAAAATTTTAGATCACTTACATAACACTTTACCCAAATTTAAAGTAACAATCCCATCAACAAAAACAGAAACTTTCTTTCGTCCGTTTTTAGTCAAGGAGGAAAAAACTCTTCTCATGACTCAAGATGAGGGAAATGACACCATTTTAAATGCCATGGCAAAAATAGTGGAAAGTTGTGTCGATAACGTAAGTAATGGATATCAAATACCCCTATGTGATCTTGAATATTTGTTCTGTATGCTAAGAGCAAAATCTGTCGCTGAAACAGCAGAGCCAACTTTTATCTGTCCGGATACGGGTGAAACCATTAAAGTTGGGATCAACTTGACCGAACTGGACATTGAGTTTCCTGAAGTTAAAAATGAAGTTACAATCAACGACGAATTTAAAATAATTCTTAAAAACCCCGTGGTTGCAGATTATATCAGTCTCGATTCAGACAAAGAAACAGAGTCCCTGATTGCACGATGTATTGATAAGATCATAATCAAAGATGAAGTTTATGAAGGATCGGATCTTACCGTTGATGAAAAAATTGAACTCGTGGAGAATTTAACACATAAACAATATGAAGATGTCAGTCACTTTGTAGAAAACCAACCAAAAGTATTTAAGGAAATATCATATAAAACAAAACAGGATGATGAGGTTAGAACACTTCGTCTGGAGGGGATATCGGATTTTTTCGTGTAAGTCTTTGTCATGAATCCATCATGGGAATGATAAAGACAAACTCAGACCTATTCATTCACTTTAACATGAACTATTCGGACATTGAAATGATGATGCCATGGGAGAGAGATATCTACATAGAATTGATAAAACAACATGTTGATAAGGAAAACCAAAAGATCAGAGAGATAAACAACAATGCCTCAAGAAACACTATTATCTAAAATTCTTTCCGGTCTTAAGAGAAGGGGTAGAAAGCCTCAATCGAGAAGAAAAAAAATCCGTTT